CTATTTATACTCGATTAAAATCCGAAACAAAAACAATACACTTTCCCGCTACTGTTGATGAAGAATATTTTCGTCAATTAACTTCTGAAAAAAGAGTTATTAAATATTTTAAAGGCGCTAAAAAGTTTGAATGGGTTAAAAAAACTACACGTAATGAAGTGCTTGATACATTTGTTTATGGATTAGCTGCTTTATATATACTACAGCCAAATTATGACCGTTTAGAACAATTAATTAATAAAAATAAATCAACGCAAGCGGAACATACTAAAAACGTTAAGAATAATGCATTTAAAACCAATAACAGGCGCAATTGGGTAAATGATTGGAGATAATTATATAAAAAGATATACAAACATATATAAACTCAGTATAATTATTTTATAAACAAAAAACATAATTTAAATAGGAGTTAATTATGACAAACGAAGTAAAAGCAATTTTTGATAAACTATACAAAGACATGGAAGGCGGCGTTGCTCACAAGCAAATTCTTGCTGAAAACATTTCGCCAATTCAAGCTGACGATAAATTTCACAACCTTGTGATGCAAGCGGCTAAAACTTTAACTGAAAAGCCTTATGTTATCATAAGTAACAAAGCAGTTAAATAATGCAAGTATCTAAAATCGAAACATGCAAAGTGCATTTAATAATTGCAAGATTGCATAATGACGCAGAAGCAATTAAAAAGTATGAAGCTGAATTAGCCGAATTAGAAAAACCAATAATCACAGAAATATTTTGTGATGAAATATTTAATAAGTAATGATTGGCGATATTAAAAAATTAAACCGGTATTACAAAATATACCGGTTTATTAGTAAAGCGTCTGATAATGAAAAATTACATTATCTTGAATTTAGAGCTAAGTTTATTCAAGAAGAATTAACAGAATTATTTGAAGCTATTAACAATGAAGAGCCTGATGAAGTTGTTGATGCATTTATAGATATTATTGTAATTGCATTAGGCTCATTAGATGCATTTGATGTAGATATTAAAAAAGCATGGAAGCGAGTTCATTATGCAAACATGCAGAAAAAAATAGGGGTCAAAGATAGCAGGCCGAATCCTTTAGGATTGCCTGATCTTGTAAAGCCAGAAAACTGGCAAGCTCCGCAGCATTTTGATAATATTGGTAAATTAAATTTTTTAGATAAGGAGTAGTTATGCATTCAGTATTAAGCGAAGCGGCAGCTTTACAAAAACAAAAAGCCGAGGATTATAATTCAAAAGATTCTGAGGCTAAGCAAGAATATTTTCCGTATGGGCATCATTCGTATTTGCAAATGATTCAAACAAAAGTAAAACGTTTGGAGTCAATTGCATTTGATGAAAAGAAGCCTAACTTTGAATCCAGTTATGATTCTGTTTTAGATTTAATTAACTATGCTAGTTTTTATGGCGCTTATTTAAAAAAACAAAATGGAAAATGAAAAACAATATTTTAATTTAGTTAATAAAGTATTAACTGAAGGCGTTAATAGAGATAAAGAAAGAACAGGCGTTGGTACAAAAAGTATATTTGGTGCTAACCTAGAATTAAATCTTAAGGCAGGCTTTCCTTTATTAACACATAGAAAAATATTTTATAAAGGCGTTATTGGTGAGCTGTTAGCTTTCTTAAGAGGTCATACTAATGTTAACGACTTTAAAAGTTTAGGTTGTAATTATTGGGATGCTTGGGCGGAAGATGATGGAAATCTTGGGCCTATATACGGTTATCAATGGAGAAATTATTCTGGATTTAAAATAGATCAATTAAGTAATGTTATTGAAGAAGCAAAAATAAATCCTCAATCAAGAAGATTATATGTAACTGCATGGAATCCAATTGATGCTGATAAAATGGCTTTATTGCCATGTTTTCATGGTTTTCAATTATTAATTCATGGTAATCATTTGAATTTACTAGTCAATATGCGCTCGTCTGATGTAATGGTAGGACTTCCTTCGGATATTCTATTTCATGCATTATTAATGTTAGTTTTATCTAATGAACTAGATATAACTCCTCATAAGCTAATATTTAATTTAGGCGATGCGCATATCTATAATAATCATTTACAATTTGCAAGGACTGTACACGAGCTACAAATATTTAATCCTCCTGCAGTTAAGTTAAATTATCAAGCTGGCATAAATAATATTTATAATAATGATTTTATTATTTCCAGTTATAAACATAATGCTGCGCAAAAATTAAAAGTTAATGTCTAACTATTCTGATTCATGGAATTTAAAATATATTGAATTAGCAAAAAAATTTGCCAGCTGGTCTAAAGACCCTTCAGTTAAAGTTGGTGCAGTTGCTATAGGTTCAAAAGGTCAGGTATTATCGCAAGGTTATAATGGATTTCCTAAACAGTTTAATGATTCGCTTAATATATATAAAACACCAGAATTAAAAAAAAAATATATTATTCATGCTGAAATGAATTGCATATATCATGCTACCTTAAACGGAATATCATTAGAAAACTCTACGCTATTTGTATATGGATTAGAAGTTTGCCATGAGTGTGCTAAGGGTATTATTCAAGTTGGTATAAAAGAGGTTGTAGCACATTCACCAAATCTTCCTAAAAAGAAATGGATTAAAAGCTTTGAAACAACACAAAAATTATTTAAAGAAAGTAATATTAATTATATAAAAATTAGCCATAATAAATATTAAATATAATGTAACAATTGGTTATAAATATTTGTTATAATCAAGTATAGATATATTTTAAATTTATGGCCAATAAATTCGACAGCACAAATTACCCAACAACTGAGCCAAATGAATTGCAGCTTGGTGATTTTTGGGCATGGAAAAAAACTGATCTTTCGGATGATTATCCTACTGCAGATTATTCGCTTTCATATGAATTTAATATTATTGACGGAGCGGCAGCTGTAAATTTCACTTTAAGCGCAAGCGAATCTAATAATGAATATATTATTGAAACAACAGATACATCTTCATATACAAAAGGGGAGTATAACTGGGTTTCTTATATTACAAGAACAAGCGATTCAGCAAGAATTAAAATAAGCGAAGGTTTTACAGAAATACAAGATAATTATGCTACTACAACTACTTCAGTACGAAGCCATGCAAAAAAAGTATTAGACGCAATTGAAGCAGTTATTGAAAATAGGGCAACAATGGACCAAAGCTCTATGTCAATTGCAGGGAGATCATTATCAAGACTAACAATTGATGAATTGTTAACTTTTAGAAATAGATATAAGTCAGAGTATTTAAAAGAAATTAAAAAAGCAAGATTAAAAAATAACAAGGCTTCGGGTAATTCAATTAAGGCGAGGTTTTAAATATGGCGTGGTATGATAGGTTTACCCCTAAAAATAAAACAAAAATAAAAAAAATATCTTCAACCAGGAGATATGCGGGCGCTAATACAGGTAGATTATTTGCAGATTTTCACGCTTCAAACACTTCCGCAGACGCTGAAATTAAAGATCAACTAAGAATATTAAGAGATAGAAGCAGAGATTTAGCTAGAAATGATTCTTATGTTACAAGATATTTAAACTTAATGATCAGCAATATTATTGGAGCTAATGGTATTCGATTAAGTGTAAAAGCAAGAGATTCAAAAGGTAGTTTAGATATAATAGGCAATCAAACTATAGAACGAGAATTTAAAAATTGGTCAAAAATGGGAAACTGCACGTTAAATGGGCGGCAGTCATTTTTAGATTGTCAAAAACTATTTGTAGAAGCATTAATGCGAGACGGCGAAGTATTAATTCGTCATGCAAAACCAACTGATTCAAAATATAAATATAAAATTCAATTTTTAGAAGCAGACCATTTAGATGAACAAAAAAATGGCGTTAACTCAAAAACAAAAAATAGAATTAAAATGGGCGTTGAAGTTGATAAATTTGATAAACCGGTTGCTTATTATTTATTTAAAAATCATCCTTATGATAATACTTATCAATCACCTAAAGAGCATATAAGAGTTCCTGCTGAAGAAATTATACATGCATATATGCCAAATCGCGCTGAACAGACCAGAGGTGTGCCTATGACTGCTTCTGCTATGCCTCAAATAAAAATGCTTAATGGCTATATGGAAGCCGAAATAACAGCTGCACGTGTTTCAGCAGCAAAAATGGGATTCTTTACAAGCCCAGATGGTGACGGCTATATAGGCGAAGGCTACGAAGATGAATATACTCCTATTATGGAGGCACAAGCTGGCAGCTTTGAACAATTACCTGCTGGTATGGATTTTAAATCGTTTGATCCTGATCATCCTTCAACAGCATTTAGTTCGTTTACAACACAAGTATTAAGAGGAATAGCTTCAGGATTAAATATTTCATATCATGCATTAACAAATGACTTGAGCTCTGTAAACTACAGTTCATTACGCGCAGGCGCATTAGAAGATAGAGAAATGTATAAGCTATATCAAAGATTTGTAGTTGATCATTTTATGCGTCCTGTGTTTGAAAAATGGCTTGAAATGTCTATATCAAGTGGAGCTATTGTTATGGACAGTGAAACTAATATTCCTTTGCCCATGTCAAAATATAATAAATTTGCTAACGATGCAATATTTATTGGTCGGTCATTTCAGTGGGTTGATCCTCAAAAAGAAATGAATGCATCTATTAGTGGTATGCAAGCAGGTCTTGTTACATATCAAGATGTTCAATCAAATTATGGAAGAGACGTAGAAGAGTTATACGAGCAGCACGAAAGAGAGCAAAAACTAGCTGAGCAATATGGCATTAAAACAGCATTCCAGCCATTTGGCATTAAGTTGCCAATAGAGCCTGATATAAAAGGAGGAAGTAATGGCGATACCGAATAAAGGAATGAAAGAAGATGCTCAAAGAGCATTAGATTGGCGTAAAGAATTTAAAAGAGGCGGTACACGTATTGGTGTAACTCGAGCAAATCAAATTGTTAATGGCGTTGATTTATCTGATCGTACAATTAAAAGAATGTATAGTTATTTTTCAAGGCACGAAGTAGATAAAAAAGCAGAAGGTTTTAGACCCGGTGAAGAAGGATTTCCAAGTAATGGAAGGATAGCATGGGGACTTTGGGGCGGAGATGCTGGCTACAGCTGGTCAAGAAAATTAGTTGAACAAATGAAAAAAGAAGACGAGCGTAAATTAGATGAGCGACCTTACCCAAACGAGCATGCGGCTCGAATTGAAGACCCAAAACAATTTGATAGCTTTAGAAGAAAAAACAATGAATTTAAAACAGGTATACATGTAATACACGGTATTAAAAATAATGAAAGATTAATACAAAGCATAAGATTTGATTCAGATATATTCACTTCAGAAGAAGCAAAATCTTGGTTAGAAAGAAATGAATTTGAATATATTAAATTTGAAAATGCAATAGAAGAAAGAGCAGTTTCAGAAAAAACAGAAGAAGCTCTTAAAAATAAATTAACAGAGCATCAAGAAGAAGTGGGTGATGCAAAAAGCAAAAGAACAACATTATCTGTTTTAAAACAAGTTTATGAACGCGGCATAGGGGCTTTTAATACAAATCCAGGCTCAGTCCGGCCTCAGGTTAGTAATGCAAATCAATGGGCAATGGCGCGTGTTAATAGTTTCTTATACGCTTTGCGTAATGGAAAATATAGAAGTGGGAAGCATGATACAGATTTACTTCCTAAATCTCACCCTTTATCATCGAAAGAGGAAAAAACTATGAATGACAAAGAAAATAGACATATCCTTAATGTAAACGAAACAGATGATTCTGTAATTATTGAGTTTTCAAAACATCATGAGGATAAAGTTGAAGAAGAAAATGTTGACGCAGTTTCTTCTGAGTATGATAATGAAGAAGAAGAAAGAAAAATTGTTGACCTACCTTTAAGGTATAGAACAATTGATTTATCTAAAAATTCATATATCGACGAAGAAAATAGATTAGTTCGTATCGGGGTTTCATCTGAAGAACCGGTAGAGCGATCTTTTGGCTTAGAAGTTTTAAGCCATAAGCTAGATGATATAGATATGGAATTTGTATCATCCGGCAGAGCTCCTTTTTTATTAGATCATGATATGACTAAGCAAATAGGGGTAATTGAAGAATTTAAACTTGATGAGACTGCTAAAAAGACAATAGCGGTAGTAAGATTAGGACGATCAGCTCTTGCTCAAGAAGTTTTCCAGGATATTCAAGATGGTATTCGTATGAATATTAGTGTTGGGTATAAAGTAAATAAATTAGAACGAGATAACAACGGTGAAGAAGACTACTACCGCGCAGCCTGGACTCCAATGGAGGTATCCAGTGTTTCTGTGCCGGCAGACCAGTCGCGACTTGTTGGAGTTGGTCGTTCTGCTAACTTAAAAAAAGGTATTATTATGACAGAAGAAAAAAAACAAGATATTAATCTTGATGAAGTCAGAAGCCAGACTCTTGAGGAAGCTAAAGCTGAATTTAAAAGAAATTCGAAAGAAATTATTGATTTAGCTGTTAAGCATAATAAAAGAGACTTAGCTGATGACGCTATAAGAAACGGTCTTTCAGTAGAAGAATTTAGAGGAACATTACTTAATGAAATTTGTAATGACAAGCCTTTAGAAACTGCTGAAATTGGCATGAACAAACAAGAAGTAAGAGAATTCTCTTTAGTTAGAGCAATTAATGCATTAGCTAATCCTTCAGACAGAAAAGCTCAAGAAGCTGCTAGATTTGAATTTGAATGTTCAGATGAGGCCGCTAGACAATACGGTAAAACAGCTCAAGGCATTATGCTTCCTGCAGAAGTTTTAGGCAACTGGAGCAAAAGAGCAATTAATACAGGCGATGATTCAACTCTTATATCAGAAGATTACAGAGGCGGAGATTTTATTGATGTATTAAGAAATTCTTCATCAGTAATGCAAGCAGGAGCAACTATGCTAAGAGGGCTTGACGGGAATGTTGTTATTCCAAAAAAATCAGCTGCTTCATCAGCTAATTGGATTTCACCAGAAAATAACCCTGCAACTGAAAGTGAATTTACTTCAGGCTCAGTAACTATGTCACCTAAAGTAATTGGCGCGTTTACAGACGCTTCAAGACTTATGCTTCAGCAATCATCTTTAGATATTGAAAGCTTAATTAGAAATGATTTAAGTGCTTCAATAGCTACTGCTATTGATTTAGGCGCTTTAGCCGGTTCAGGTTCAAGTGGCCAGCCTACTGGTATTGCTAATACTTCAGGTATTAACACTACTACTTTTGCTGCTGCTGTTCCAACATTCGCAGAACTTGTAGCTATGGAATCAGCAGTAGCTGATGACAATGATTTAACAGGCTCATTAAAATATATTGCTAGACCTTCAGATTGGGGTAACCTAAAAACTGTAGATAAAGCAAGTGGGTTTGGTCAAATGATTGTTGGCCCTGATGGAAACATTAATGGTTATGATGTTGTAAGATCAAAACAAGTAACTGCTGGTGATTACTACTTTGGTAATTTTGCAGATTTATTAATTGGTATGTATGGTGGATTAGATATAACTGTTGATCCATATGCTCTTTCAACTACAGGCGGAGTAAGAATTGTTGCTCTACAAACTGTTGATGTGGCTGTAAGGCATGCTGTATCTTTCTGTAAATCAAGCGACTAATTAGTCAATGCTTAAATGGAATGGGGGTAGCAATACCCCCAGCTTAAATATGAAGAAATTTTTAATAACTAATGACACAGTAGCTAATGGTAAAAAGGTTGCAGCAGGGGACGTTATAGAGCTTCCTGAGCATGTTGGCCACGAACTATGCGGATATAATAAAGCTGAAGTTTATATTGAAAAGCCTAAAGCTAAAAAAGCAAATAGAAGCGTTGGCTTAGAAAGATCTGATACAAAACCTACAAAGAAAAGAACTAAAAAATAATGCCTATTGAGAGTTCTGCAGATTTTAACTCTTATGTAGACCCAAATGCTCATGGAGTGTCTGCTACATTTTTTGAAACTCAAACAACTTTATGGGATGCTAGAACAGGACTTATAGATACTTGGTTTGATATAGATACTGGTGATGCTTATTCTATAAATATAATTATAGATCAAGAATACTTTAGTATTGCAAGTGGCACAGCACCAGTAGATGGTTATCAACCAAGAGCAATTATTAAAGCTACAGACGCACCATATATAAATCATGGTGACAAAATACAAGTAAATGCTATAACTACAAACAATGGCAATATACTTGTACCGCAAACATTATTTGCAATTAAAACAGTAGAGCCTGATAATACAGGATTAATTGAAGTAGTTTTAGAGGAGCAATAATGTCACAGTACATGTTAGAGACTGAAGAAGATATGATAGCATATTTTGATGTTAATTTTGGCCATGCCATTAATGCTACTTATATAAAAAATGGTATATCCAGTGCTATTAAAATTATTTTAAATAGAGAGTATATACAACAAGATGATGGTATAGGTGTTGAAGCCACTAAACCTATCGCTTATTGCAGGAGCATTGATGTTCCAAATGTTGCGTATGGAGATTTATTAAATGCAGATGCAACTACAGACGTTGAGGGTAATATATTAAAAGCAGCGCAAAACTATACTATAATTAATGTTCAAAAAGATAAAACAGGGTTTACTGTTTTAATGTTAGAAGAGGCATAGTGGCAAATCATATAAGACAACAAATACGAGAATATTTTGGTACTACTTTAACTGGATTATCAACAACTGGTGCTAACGTTTATGAATCAAGAGTTTATCCAATAGAAAATACAAAATTACCAGCATTAGTTATATATACAAAATCAGAAACATCAGAGCCTATTGTTATAGGTACTGATAGAGTTATGAGTAGAGAATTATCAGTAGTTGTTGAAGGATATGCTAAGGCAACAACCAATTTTGATGATACTATTGATACAATAAGCAAAGAGGTTGAACAAGCTATTGCAGCAGATAGGACACTTGACGGCAAAGCAAAAGATACTTATCTTGAATCAACTGAAATTGAGTTTAACGGCGAAGGTGAGAAACCATTAGGATTTGTTTCTCTAACCTTTATAAGTAATTACTATGTCAAGGAAAAAAATCCTGACGTAGCAGTATAGGAGACAATTATGAAATTAATTAGTCCAAATGGTAAAAGTTCTGTAATAGCTCATCCTACTCAGGTTGAGTCAATGAAAGAAAAGGGCTGGAAAGAAGAAGCAGTCCATTCGCAAGATAAAATTAAACCTTCTTCTAAGAAAAAGTCGAAAGACGAGGTAGAAAATGGCAACACATAAAGGAAGTGAAGGAACTGTAAAAGTCGGTTCTAATGCTGTAGCTGAAATAAGGTCTTACTCAATCGAAGAATCTGCTGATACTTTAGAAGATACTTCAATGGGTGATGCTGCAAGAACCTATAAACCATCATTGACTTCTTTCTCAGGAAGTTTAGATGTATTTTGGGATGAGACTGATACAAGTGGTCAAGGTGCTTTAACCATTGGTTCAGAAGTAACTCTAAATGTATATCCTGAAGGAGATACAGCAGGTGATACTTATTACACTGGTTCAGCTATTGTTACTGGGGTTTCAAGAAGTGCATCATTTGATGGATTGGTTGAAGCTAGTATTTCAGTGCAAGGCAATGGCGCTTTAACATCAACAACAGTATAAGAAGATGTCAGCAATAGATAACGCAAAGAAGCATTTTGCAGAGCAAGATGTCAAAGTAATCGAAGTGCCTGAATGGGGTGAAGATGATAAACCTCTAAGAATATTCAGTAAGCCATTGACGTTAGCTGAAACTTCTAAACTTTATAAAATGAGTAAAGAAGATGATTTAACGATGATGGCTTATGTTCTTATATATAAAGCATTAGATGAAAATGGAGATAAGTTATTTGATTTAGGTGATAAAAACGCCTTATTAAATAGCGTTGATAGAGAGATATTAGTAGGCGTTGCTACAAAAATTATGGGTCAAGAACCTATTGAGGAAACGAAAAAAAACTAATAAAGGATACTAATTTATATGTGCAATATGCACTAGCAGAAAAACTTGGAAAGACTTTACAAGAACTCCAAGAAATTAGTGTCCACGAATATCAAGGATGGATAGCTTACTTAGAGTTAGCTGAAGAGAAAAGAAAACATGGCAAATAAAAAAGTAAAGTTTGAATTAACCGCAGTAGATAAGACTAAAGCAGCATTTGATAAAGTTACCAAAGGTCTTAAAGGCGTTGGTTCTGTAGCTGCTGGTGCATCTAAAGGTATTGCTGGTATAGGATTAGCTGCAGCAGCTTCTGCAACAGCATTAGCTGTATTGGTTGATAAATCATTTCAAGCGGTAGATGCTATTGGCAAAACATCAACTCAAACAGGAATAGCTACAGATACATTACAAGCATTTCATTTAGCTGCTAGAGAATCAGGTACAAGCATTGAAGGTGCTAACACTGCTTTAATTAAATTTGCAAGAAGTGTCGGTGATGCTCAAAGAGGTGTAAAAACTCAATCAGATATATTTAAAGATTTAGGTGTTGAGTTAAGAAATGCTGATGGTTCAATGAAATCATTTGATGACATACTAGAAGCAACAGCAAAAGGTGTAACACAACTTGGAGACCAAACAGCAAGAGCAACAGCTTTAGCCAACTTATTTGGTAGACAAGGTGTTGTATTAACTGGTGCTATCAATGATTTATCTGAAAGTGGTCTAAAGAACTTTATTACAAGAGCTAAAGAATTAGGCATTGTTTTAAGTGAAAAAGTAATAAGAAGAACAGAAGAATTTAATGATGCTGTAGGTGTTATTAAGATGCAACTAGGCTCTTTTGTTAATAATATAACTACATCATTTTTGCCAGTATTTGAAAATATGCAAAAATTTATAGCCGAAAAGATACAACAAATTGTAGATGATGCTGGTGGTATGGACAAATTAGGTGCAAAAATTGCTAAAGCTATTATTGAATTTGTTGCTGTTGGCATAGAAAAGTTTGGAATATTTAGAGATGAGGTAGCTGCTTTTGTTAATGATGTAAAAATTAAATTAATTGAGGTAGAAAATTCATTTTTAAGTCTTATAAGAAATATTTTAATGAAGTTACCTGCAAAATTAGGTGATTTTACAAAAGAAATGAATGACATGGCATATACCATTATTTTTAATAATAAAGCCATGAAAGACTTAGAGGGTAGTACAACCAGTTATGGCAAAGAAGCAAAAGTAACAGCAGATGGTGTAAGGAAATATAAAACAAATATTGATGAGTTAATTGGCTCTCAAGATGATTTAACTGATTCAAATAATGGTTTGGCAACATCAACAGGCAATATTGGTAAAAGTTTAACAAACATACAAAGTCCTATAGATATGTTTAAGCAACAATTAAAAGACACAGAAAAATCACTAGATACTATTGCAGTCAATTCTATGAAGAAATTTGAAGATTCTATTGTTGATGGTCTTAAAACTGGAAAACTAGCATTTAAAGATTTTGCAACTTATGTTGTGGAGCAGTTGATAAGGGTGGCAATACAACAAGTAATTATAGCAAAGCTAATTGACCCATTTAGGTCATATATAGATGATATATTTAATGTTGGCGATATTGTAAAAGGCAATACTGGAACTTTAAACGCTAACAAAAACTTATCAAGTTTGCTTGACCCTAATGATGATTATGATGGTGGTGGTTATACAGGAATGGGTGTAAGAGCTGGTGGTTTAGATGGTAAAGGTGGTTTTATGGCTATGGTTCATCCAAATGAAACTGTTGTAGATCACACAAAAGGTCAATCAGTTGGCGGTGGTGCTACAGTAAACTTCAACATATCAACAGTTGATGCTGCTGGATTTGACCAGTTGCTAACATCAAGGAAAGGACTTATAACATCAATTATTAACAATGCCATGAATACGCAAGGCAAAATGGGGGTCGTATAATGTCAGGACAATTTCCAACAGACCCAAATTTTAGGTCATTAGTATTTACAAATAATAGACCAATACTTTTAAATCAAACTTTATCAGGTAAAAAATCAGCAAGACAAATAGGTGCACAATACTTTTCTTTTACAGTACAAATGCCACCAGTTGATCAATTAAAAGCACAGGAAATATTTGCTTTTTTATCTAAACAAAAAGGTGGTTTTGAAAACTTTACTATTGCAGCACCACTAAACAACAAAGGTGTAAGCCATAGTGAAACTGATATTCTTGTTAATGGTGCAGCATCAGCAGGTGCAAGTGCTGTACCTATGGATGGTTTTTCACATACTAACCATGCACTAAGAGCAGGTGACTTAATTAAGTTTGCAGGTCATACAAAAGTTTATATGGTGCAAGATGAAGTAACTGCATCAGGTGGTAGTGCTACAGTTAACATACAACCCAACTTAGTTGCTGATGTTGCTGATAATGAAGCTGTTACAACTAACAAACCACTTTTTAATGTTTATCTTGCAAATGATGAAATTAGATACACCACAGACATAAGTGGTTTCTACAACATTTCTTTTGATGTAAGAGAGGTCATTGAGTAATGCCAAGAAGTTTATCAACAGCATTACAAACTCAAGTATCTGCTCAACAAACTAAAACAGCTTTCCTTGTAGAATTAGGGTTATCTACAACAATAAGATTAACTGACTGGTATTCAGATGTTACTTATAATTCTAATTCTTACCAAGCTGGTGGTTCTTTTTTAACAGTAGCATCAACCATCGAAACAGGTCAACTACAAGTTAATGAATTAAATTTAGGGTTTTCTAATGTTACCAATCAGGTTAGAAATTTAGTGCAAAATGGTGCATTTACAGACAAAACTGTAGAAATATATTTAGCCTATTTTGATGAAAATGAAACTTTAGTAGGTGTTGTAAATTATTTTACAGGCAAAATTAGAAACGTAACGATATCTGAAAGTATAGATAATTCTGTCATATCAATGACTGTTTCCTCTCATTGGGCAAATTGGAGTTTAACAAAAGGTAGGCATTACTCAGATGAGTCACAACAATCAGAATATGCGGGTGACAAGGGTTTAGAGTTTGCCACACAGGTAAAATCAGATGTGAGGTGGGGTAGTTAATGGTTTGGCAGGCAGTTGTTGATTTTTTTGTTGCTGTTGGTAAGGCTGTAACAGCTTACGCTACAGCAAATCCTATTAAATTTGCATTAGAAGCGTACACCCTATATACAGGTGTTAAAGGTTTCTTACAAGCAAAACAAATGTTGGCTAAAGGTCAGGACATTTTAGCTAACAAAACTGCTGCTGGTGGCAAGATACCAGTCATATATGGAACAAGAAGGGTTGGTGCTCAAATTGTCTACATGGACACAGCACAAAACAGATCAAGAGATTTGTTTGTTGTTTATGCGTTGGCAGTTGGTGAATGTGATGAGATCATACCTACATCAATAGAGATTGATGGCAATAGTATTTATGATGGAAATATCTACAAAGGCGGTGGATATGTAGGCTCAGATAGATATGGGCAAACTGGTTATGGAAATCACAAGCCTTTAAATACCGCATCTCAAGTTGGAGACAATCAATACTCTAGTGCTGGTAACTTAGGAACTAACCCAGCTCTTAGGTATTCTTTTGTTTTTAACTTACATCATGGTGCATCTTCACAAACAGTAGACCCAATGCTTTCAGCATCTATTGGTTCACAATGGACAACAGCACATAAATTAAATGGTATTTGTTACATAGCTGCTGCGTTTGATTACGATAAAAGAGGAATGTATAAAGGTGTTCCACAAATTACAGTACAAGTTAGAGGTAAGAGGGTTTTTGACCCAAGAGATAGTTCTACAAAATGGTCAAGCAATCCAGCTTTATGTTTCTTAGACTACATACAAAACGATGAATATGGTAAGGGATTAGCAACATCACAAATAAATATGACTGCTATAGGAACTGCTGCTGATAAATGCGATACCTTAGTAGATCAACCTTACTACAATGGAAGTTATCAGAGTTTTACATGGAGTGGCGATACGGGTAATGATTATATTCTTATCAATGATAATGATGACTGGTGGCAAAATAAAATAGATGAAGTTGTAGATATAAAAGACTCTGATGGTAATTTGGTTATTGATGAGAAAGATATTAAAGATAGTTCTAGGTATGAGTTTTACGACCAAACACAAGAAAACAGATTATACATAGATGATACTTTACAAGAAGATTATACAAATGAAGCTGGAACTATAAGAGGTAGAACTAAAAGATTTCATTGTAATGGTTATATTGACACTAATAAAAATGTCATGGATAACGCCAAAGAATTACTTGCAAACATGCGAGGTATCTTTACTTATATTGATGGCAAATATGAATTACAAATAGAAGATACAGGTACTTCTACATTTAGTATTACTGATGACCATATTATAGGCAATGCTGGTATATCAGTTGATTATGGTAATAAAGATAAAAGAGCCAACAAAGTTGTTATTGAGTTCTTTAATGCTAATAAAAAATATGAACTAGATACAGCCACAGTTTTACATGATGCTTCACCTGAATATTATTCAGATGATGGTGAGATATTAGAAGTTAAGGCTGAGTTTCCTTATGTAACAGACCCATACATTGCTTATAACATGGGTAAAGCCATCTTAACTAGAAGCAGAAATCAGACAACTATGCAGTTCTTAGGAACTCCTGAAATGTATAAATTAAATGTAGGTGATATTGTTGACCTTACTTACCTACCTTTAAATTTTAATGTAAAAATTTGCAGAGTAGAAGCATTAGAATTACAAGCTAATGGGTTGGTTGCTGTTAGTTTAATTGAATACTTTGATGTTTATACATGGGAAGTACCAGCTCAAGAACCAACAACAATTATAGCCAAACCCCCAACCATAGGTGCTATACATCCACCTGAAGCAAATAGTATTGTATTTACAGATACTGATGCTTCAGCAATTAACAGGCCTACTTTAACTTGGACTGAGCCAACTGATTTTCCAGTAAAAGAATTTAGAGTAGATGTGGTTGATAGCTCAAGTAATAATGTTTTTAGTAAAATTGTAGACACACCTTCAGTTGATTTAGCTTTCTTGCCCAAAGGCTCTAACTATGTTGCTAGTGTCACATCTTTTAATGGTGTTGGAATTGAATCTAATGCATCTACTAAAACATTTACCATTGCAGATGACCCAGTTAAAACAACTGAAGTAGAAATGAATGGAGTTACCATGTCAACAGTTGAAACCTATGGAACTGTATCAGGCAAAACAGGTAATTATGTTAATTTTACAAACAAGGTTAATTTTACTAATGAAGTTGAGTTTCAAGATGGATTTATTGTAGATGCTGGTAGCGTTGCTTTTTTTGACCCAGTCCAATTTGTTGATGGTTTTACTGGTCAGGGCATTTTTGATATTGGCAATGGTGCTATAGAATTTAGCTCATACACACCACCATCAACAACTGATAGATTATATAGAGTAGGCAATGCTTTGCATTATAGCGGTGAAGAACTAGGTAGAGTATCTAATGGCACACCAGCATCAGCCACTGCTACTGGCACAACAGGTGAAATACAATGGGATTCAAGCTATATCTATGTATGCATAGCAACAAACACATGGAAGAGGGTGGCGATAAGCACATGGTAATAGTAAAATAATAAAACACAGAGATTTAATATGGCGCAACACGATTACAATTTAGCAAACCAATCAGGAGCAGATTTTAGAGCAGATTTAAACAACGCTTTGTCTGCTATAGTAACAGTTAATAGCGGTGCTACAGCACCTTCTACTACCTTTGCACATCAGTTATGGGTAGATACATCTAGTAGCGTTTTAAAGATTAGAAACTCAGCCAATGATGCTTGGGTGACTACAGGTGTAAGTATTACAGCAGACAATACATTTACAGGTAACTTAACAGGAAACGTCACAGGCAACCTTACAGGTGATGTAACGGGTAATGCTGATACAGCTACAGCACTTGAAACCGCAAGAACAATAAATGGTGCATCTTTTGATGGCACTGCAAACATATCTTTTGACACTGACAGTGTTAGTGAGGGCAGTACTAATCTTTATTATACTTCTGCAAGATTTGATTCTGCTTTTAGTGGTAAATCTACAAGCGACTTAACAGAAGGTACTAATCTTTATTTTACAAACGCTAGAGTTGAATCTTACTTAGATGCAGGAAGTTCTACACCAACATTTGCAAGTGCAGTCATTAATACAAGCATTACAGGTTCAGCAGTTTTAGATGATGATACTTTTGCAACTGCAAGTGCTACAACAGTTGCAACATCTGAATCAATTAAGGCTTATGTAGATAGCCAAGTAGGTAGTGTAGATACATTAGCTGAAATACTTTTAAATGGTAATACTACAGGCGGTACTGATATAGCTTTTGGCGATAATGATAAAGCCATATTCGGTACAGGCTCAGACTTACAAATCTACCATGATGGTAGTAATAGTTGGATAAAAGATACTGGAACAGGTGATTTGGTAGTTAGGTCATCAACAAATATTTTCTTACAAGATGCAACAGGTGCAAACAATTACGCTAAATTCACAACTAATGCAGTAGAACTAAGACATAACAATGATGTACGTTTTACTACAACTGGTACAGGAATAGACGTAACAGGAACAGTTACAAGTGATG